AAAAAGAAAAAGTAATGGGAGCTTTAAAGAAGTGGAGAGACGAGAAGTGGGTACGTATAGGTACTGACGGTTCTATCAAGGGGGAGTGCGGTACAAGCAAGAACAAGAAGAACCCTGACAGGTGTCTTCCTCTAAAGAAGGCTAAGAGTATGACTAAATCAGAACGTGCTAATACGGCTCGTAAAAAGAAAGCGTCAGGTGGAAGGAAGCAATTTGTTCCCAACACTAAGAAGGGAAGGGTAACTAAAAAATATACTAAAAGATAAAATTATGCCAACAGTAAAATACAAGTGTAAGGATTCAGGGAAGAACAAGGTAAGGAAGTTTCCTTATAACGCAGTTGGTAAAGCACAGGCAACAGAGTTTGCTAAGACTATGAGCGGTTCTATTAAGTACAACCCTAACAAGGGTAAAACAGAGATGGGTTACTAATGGCGACTAAGAGTAATATGAAATGTAATCGGGTTACGAAATCCGACAGGGCAGGCAAGAAGAGGATGGTCAAGGCGTGCGAGGGAGGCAAGGAGAAGTTAATACACTTCGGAGCTAAGGGCTACGGTCACAACTACTCTGCTGCTGCACGCAAGTCTTTCAAGGCACGACACAAGTGTGGTACTGCTAAGTCAAAGCTAACGGCAAGGTATTGGTCGTGTAAAAAACTATGGGCAGGTGCAGGAGGCTCAACCAAGTCAAGTCCTAAAAATAGGAAAGGAAAATATTAGTATCTTTGTCGTATGAAAAGGAAGCAAGACATAAAGATTAAGAAGTCTAACCAAGGTAAGTTTACTTCTTGGGCAAAGAAAAATATGCCCGGCAAGTCTGTATGCTCTGCTGCTTCAACAGTAATGAGAGGGAAGAATAAATATAAACCAAGTGTAGTCAAGATGGCAAACTTTGCTAAGAACTTTGGCTGCAGTAAATAAATAATTAAGTTATGAGAGACTTAGGTACACCATTAGCCCCTACATTTGGAGGCGGAAAAAAACTTTTAAAAAAGTCAGGTAAGAAATACTATAAGTCTATGGTTGCAGTTGATGAGGGTAGATTTAAGAAGGAGAAGAAGCTTCGCAAGAAGGCTTTCAAGCTTGAAGAAAGAGGTGCTAAGAAACAATTAAAAAAATAAAGAAATGAAACAGGGATATAACGACAGACTCGATGAGTCAATGGGTGCAAGAAGCGGAAAGAAGTCTCAGTCTATGAAGTCTAGAAGAGATGAGTCTAAGGGTATGGAGAAGTCAATGGGTAAGAAAGCATACTCAGGAAACAAGTCTTCAGCACAAGGATGCTACCACAATAATAACCTAAAGGTTACTAAACATAATTTAAAGTAATGGGTAAGTTATTGGTAAGTTTAGGTCTGTGGATGCAGAGCCTAAAGGTGAAGATGAAATGTAAGTGGAACACTATGATGTCTAAGCTTATGTTCAAGATGCACGGAGAGTGCCCTGATAAATTTTTATGTATCTGTAAGAAGAGCAAATGAATATAAAAGAAAAGTCAAGAGGATTTGGCGACACGGTTGCCAAGGTAACAAAATTAACAGGTATCAAGTCTGTAGTAGACACGGTCAGTAAAAAGATGGGTAAGGACTGTGGATGTAATAAAAGGCGTGATACTTTAAACAGAATAATACCCTACAAATAGAAATTATGAAACAAGGATATAACCAAAAATATGGAAGAAGTATTCCTGTAATTCCTTCAATATTTGCTATACCATCGCCTGCTAACCAAGTAGGATTTGGGACAGCATCTTCAGTATTAACCGACTACTTAGTTGACGCTAACGCTGACTTTGTTAGACAGGGTGTCCAACTTGGTGCAACCGTTTACAACCTTGCTACGGGTGATGCTGCTGTTGTTACGACACTTACTTCAACTCAGGTAGAGTTAACTGATGATATATTTACAGGTGTTGGACAACCTTATGCGATAGGTAATACTGTAAGTGGTTTAGGTTGTGCTATATGGACAGGCACGGGTGGAAACATTGCAGGAACAACAATTGAGGGAGATGCAATTTCATTAACTAATGTACCTGCGGGGGTTATACTACCAATAATATTTAAGATAGTAGACACAAGTGGAACTACAGCCACCAATATGGTTGCTCTTTTTGAATAAAAAAATGGGACTACAGGATTTGAAAATATATGCTATAAACTCAGGAGTGCTTGCAGTCTCCTTTACTGAGATTGAGATGTTATTAAAGGTAGTGTTGCTAACTGCAACTATAATATACACGGTACAAAAAATTTACATAAACGAAAAAAATTAGTACATTAAGGTTTATGAGAACTGATGATGTAGAAAAGATAATAGTACACTGCTCCGCTACACGAGAGGGAGACGACTGTATAGACATACATGTAATCGACAGGTGGCACAAGGCACGAGGTTGGAAGGGATGCGGCTATCACTTTGTTATACTTATAGATGGAACAATTCAAGGAGGAAGAAGTATAAATGACTCAGGTGCACACACCAAGGGACTAAACTCTAAGTCTTGGGGCGTATGCTACGTAGGCGGGGTTGAACAGGATGGCAGGACACCGAAGGACACTCGCACAGAAAAGCAGAAGGATTCTTTACTAAGCCTGTTAAGGTTTTTAAAGTTACTACAGCCTAACGCCACTATACACGGACACCGAGACTTTGCAGCAAAGGCGTGTCCAAGTTTTGATGCAACAAAAGAATACAGTAAGATATGATGGGAAAGGTAATGGAATGGTTTAGCGGTAGCCTTGTCAAGGATGTCCTTGGGGGGCTTGATGGTCTGATAACGTCTAAGGAAGAAAGGATGCAGGCTGAGATAGCATTGAAGCAGATATTTGCAACCAAGGAGCTTGAGCTTCAGAAGATGCAGGCTGATATAATAATAGCAGAGGCGAGTGGGAATTGGCTACAGAGAAGTTGGAGACCCATACTAATGTTATCGTTTGGTTTCATTGTTATATACGTAAAGTTCCTTGGACCGTTGTTCGGTCTGACCATACCACCGTTAGAGGATGAGTTTTGGAACCTGTTACAGCTCGGTATAGGAGGCTATGTTATAGGTCGAACGGGTGAGAAGATGATGGACAGTTTTACTTCAGACAAACGTAGAAGAAAAAATAGAAATTAATTTTCTATCTTTACAGCTAAATAAAATTAAATTAAATGGAAAGGTTAAACGAAAAAGAATTAACTGAGCTTCAGAATTTAAACACTGAGTTCACTAAGTTCAAGATTACTCTTGGGGATTTAGAGATTCAAAAGAGTAGTATCATCTCTGAGATAGCAGCTATTAAGATTAAGTTTGCTCAGAATGAAAAGAAACTAATTGATAAATATGGTGAAGACTCTGTTATAAATATTCAAACAGGAGAGGTTCAGCAGAAAAAAAAATAAGAGATGTCAAAGATAAGCACGTACGCAACTACAACACCTGCATTAGATGATAAGTTAATAGGTAGTGATGCAAATGCAACACCTACAAATGCAACTAAAAACTTTACTTTAGGTGATACATTAGGGTTATTTAATGGTAATGCGGTTCCTGCTTCAGCTACATCTACAGGTACAAAGGGTCAGATAGCAGTAGATGCAACGCATTTATATATCTGTACAGATACTGATGTATGGAAAAGAGTAGCAATCTCTACATTCTAACATTATGGATATTCGTAAGATAAGTGTGGGACCTGATTACAAGTCAGGAGCTATGCACTACATAGTAGGTCAGGAGATACTAAACGGTAGTCACACTATTCATCTAATAAAATATTACGATGAGAGCGACTCTATAAAGATATGGATAGAGAGCACAAGTCAAGAGGTTATACTGTGGAAGGAGTTTACATCTACAGTGCCTGTGTCAATTGAATTTAATATAAATTTTTAATGAAATCAATATATCAGTTTATAGTAGAACCCGTAAATAAGAAAAGATATAACAACACCAAGACAATAGCAGGAATAGAGTTTATAGTTAGCACATCAGAAGAGGATGTGTCAGCCTCTAATAGAGAGGCTGTAGTAATAGAAACACCACTAAACTATAACGGTCCAATTGAAAAGGGTGATGTATTATTGGTTCACCACAATGTCTTTAAGTTCTACAATGATATGAAGGGCAGGAGACAGAGCGGGAAAAGTTTTTTTAAAGAGAACATATTCTTTTTAGACCCCGACCAATTCTTTGCATATAAAAAAAATGGTGAGTGGCACGGATACGACCGCTACTGTTTTATAAAACCCATCCCTGCAAAAGAAAGCTATATATATAAAGCTATAAGCAATGAGCCTCTAATGGGTACCATTGCTATTCTAAATGATGGACTAAAATCTCAGGGGCTAAAGGAGGGTGATGTAGTATGCTACAAGCCATCACAGGAGTATGAGTTTAAGGTAGACGATGAGATACTATGGAGAATGTACGACCACTCAATAACCTTACAGCTATGAGAAAGTTTTTTAAATCATTAGCTGTCTTGCTTATAACAAAGATTATTTTAGATATAATACTAATATTGTTTATCATTAATATTTTAACATAGATGGACACCAAGGCGATAAAGCTAAAAATAATTGAAGCAGGTCACAAGGCTGTAGAACAACTAATAAAGGTTGCTAAGGAGCAGATTATAAAGCACGACCCTGAGGATGACATATCAGCAGATAGGTTGAAGAATGCGGCTGCTACAAAGAAGCTTGCAATATTCGATGCCTTTGAGATATTAAAAAGGATTGAAGAAGAGCGAGAGGCTATAGAGAGTAGTGGTGTGCCTAATAAGTTAGATACAAAACAAGGGTTTGCAGAAAGAAGGTCCAAATAATATATACCGAGTAATACACGACTACATACCTAAGAGCGTGTATACTAACAAGAACCGCAACAGGTCTTGGCTGTACGGTTATAACGAGAAGTATGACGTTATAGTAATATCAAAGACCGGAGAGATAGGAGAGATAATTGAAATATCAGGACTAAAGATAGCACTCCCCAAACCTCCAAAAGAAATATACCAAAGACATAAGGACAAGAAAGAACAGTATTGGGAGCGTCAAGATTTACCAAAACCTTTATCTAAGATTTCATCCATCTTTCAGTGGAATGAGATGCTGTCAGATTTTAAGGCAAGATGGGTGGACTATATTGAAGCAGAGTTCGATAATAGGGAGCTTGGTTTTTGGTTTATGAGTAATGGCAAGCCTACATACATAACCGGGGCACACTATATGTATCTGCAATGGACTACAATAGATGTTGGATACCCTGACTTCAGAGAGGCAAATAGGTTACTGTATATATATTGGGAGGCTTGTAAGGCAGACAAGAGAAGCTTTGGGATGATATACCTAAAGATTAGACGTTCAGGGTTCTCCTTTATGTCATCGTCAGAGTGTGTCAATACAGGTACGCTTGCAAAAGATGCAAGGGTTGGGATACTATCCAAGACGGGTAGCGATGCTAAGAAGATGTTTACCGACAAGGTTGTGCCAATAAACAGCAGGCTACCGTTCTTCTTCAAGCCTATTATGGATGGTATGGATAAACCAAAGACTGAGTTAGCGTACCGTGTACCTGCGGCTAAGATTACCAAGAAGAATATGTATGATATAGATGCTGATGAGATAGAGGGGTTGGATACCACGATAGATTGGAAGAACACAGACGACAACAGCTATGATGGTGAGAAGCTTCTATTGTTAGTACACGATGAGAGTGGTAAGTGGTTAAAGCCCAACAACATCCTAAACAATTGGCGTGTCACCAAGACGTGTCTAAGATTAGGTAGCAGGATTATAGGTAAGTGTATGATGGGCTCAACATCAAATGCATTAAGCAAGGGTGGAGAAAACTTTAAGAGGCTGTACTACGATTCTGATGTAACTAAAAGAAATGCTAACGGTCAGACCAAGAGTGGTATGTACTC